CTCCAGGCACACCGGGTAAGTGCGCCCCTTGTGGGTGAACACCCACGACAGGTGCCGGGCCGGATGCGAACAGCTGAAAAGACGCAGTAGCCAATTCATCGCACCACCAGCCTTCCCATCCATGCGGCGTAGAGCAGGTGTCCCACAACGTAGGACGCGCCGAGGATCAGCAGCGCGGTGCACAGCGGCTCGGCCCAGCGGTCGATGCGATCGATCAGGCGGTTCATGCGACCTCACTTGCCGCAGCCGCTGGGTGCTGCATCTTCACCCGATCGATTGAGTTGGTCAGGCTGCGAATGTCGATGTAGGCGCCGCTGCCCAGATCGCGCGGCGTGGGCAGGCGCTTCACCAGCTCCGGGCGGAAGCCATCGCTGTAGGCATCCCAAGTCAAGGCCCGGTCGATCAGCCCGCTGATCTTTCGTTTGACCACGTCAGGGGTGAGGCTGCTGAAGTAGTAGCCCAACTCCAGCTCGGTGATGGCCTCCGCCTCCTGGCGCGAGACCCCCGGCAGGTGCACCTTCTCAATGATGCGGTTGTTCACCTGGCCCAATGTCGCCGCACAGCTGGTCAACATCTGCCGCAAATTGTGCGAGCCGGATAACAGGATGGAGAACTGCGGCGGCTCGTCTACCAAACTGCGCACCGCTTCCAGGCAGTCGGGGGAGAGATGCTGCGCTTCATCGATGATTAGCAGCGCGCGCCGGGACTGAAAGGCAAAGGCCAACGAGCGCGCAATGCGTGGACCATCTCCCGCCGAGGACACGCCGCAAGCAACCGCGATCTGTTTCAGCAACTGCGTTGGCCGCATCTTAATGCGCGCGTAAACGTAAAACGCGCGGCGCCCAGTGCCATTCTTGGTCAGTTCGCTGCGGTTCAGCTCAGCCACGAGGTGCTTCAGCGAGAAGGTTTTCTCTGAGCCCGGCGGCGCATCCACCAGATACATCACTGGCCGGCGCAGCAGCTGCTGAAAGGTCTGCCGCATGGTGCGGACGTTGGCGGTGTCATAGAGTTCGCCGTACGCCTCGGTGGCCGGCGCAATGGGATGAGCGGTGATAAAGGCGATGATGGCCTGGCAGATGGGCCCGGCGTTGCCCGACACCTGGTGGTACTTGTCGTTTAGCAGTAGCGCCACCGAGGTGCGGGAATAGTTGATGCGAGCGGCAAACTCAGTCGTCGACAGCCCACTGCGGTCAAGGTAATCGCGCAGCAGCGCCACCACCTGATGGCGCCCGCGCTCGCCTAACTTCAGCGCCTTGGCGCGCGTTACCCGATCGTTCTCCGGGATCGGACCAAAGGCATTTCTGTGCGTCATGTGTCTCCTTAGTCTTCCTCGAAGCGCCGCGCGCTCTCGGCGGCGGTCATGGGCGCGCGCGCTGCGTTGTCGGGACGCAAACGCACTCGCCGTTGGGTGACGGCATCGTTGACGGCAATCACGCCGGCGCGCGCTGCCAGATGTTCGGCCTCGGTCAGCGCGCCGTTGGCTCGTGCCTCGTCAGCGATGGCTCGGAGCTCGCCTACGGTTTGCTTCTCCAGGCGGCGCCGCAGTTGCATACTGGCAGCAATCGCCGGACCCGACTCTGCCGACTGGGTTACGTAATGCTCGGGCTTGGCCCAGGCGATCAGCCGCTGGTTGTCGTCGAGAATGGCCACCTTCTCCAGGTCGAGTGGGTCGTAGGCTACGGTGACCGTGCGCCCGTTCTGCGAGTGCATCGCGATCGCATCGATCTCATCGACGGGGATGTAGCGACGATTGGCCAGCGCGATGGCACACTCGTGCACCACCCGCGACTCGTGCTCGGCCAGACACAGAGCTAGTACCTCAGGCGGGGGCGCCGGCCGCTGGACGGAATTGTGGAAGGCGGCAAACGCCTCGCGCGGCGACATGCCTTCCATGTCGCGGCTCTTCTGCGGCTTGTTGTGATAGTCGTCTTCGATCCAGGCGATGGCCATGCGAATGACCTCGCTGGTCCAGGGCAGCTTGGAGTTGCCGGGCCGGCCCATGCGCAGCAGCTTGCCGTGTTCGGCCATGGCCTCGGTTGCAAAGTCGGGGCGGGTGGCGGGAGACGAGCCCGAATAAGTGGGGAACATGCGATCGAAGCCGGAGTGCACCGTCCGGAACAGCCGCTCGACGTGCTTCGACTGCGGATGGCGCACAATGCAATGCTGCACCGCGATTCCTAACCGCGCGAGTACTCCGTCCTCGATCCCGAACCGGTCGGCTATCTCGTCATACTCAGCCTGCCACCAGTCCGCGGGGGCCATGCCGGACTCACGCAGATAGGCTGGCATGGCTCCTTTGGCGACCTTGAGATAGTCCTTGCCGTTGTCGCAATAGATCGACTCGGGCAGCCCGTAACGCTCGATGCCACGGCGCAGCGCGCTAGTGATGGAATGCGACGACCCTTCAAACGCCCACGAGTAGCCCAGGAACATGTTCGAGCGGAAGTCGGCGAAAGCGGTAAAGCGTAGACGAATGCGCGCGCCCCACTCGGCGTCGGCGAACGAATCGTTCATCGCAAACAGATCGTGGATCATGTGATCGCCCACCCAGATTTGGCCAGCGCTCACGTTGATGCGGGTGCGCGACAAATAAGGAGCGCAGCGTTCGCGATACACGGCGCGGCCTTGCTCGGCCAGCAGCTTCAAGGGTTCGCTAAACTCCTGGCCAGAGAGGAAGCGGTACACGGTGCCGTACGACGGCAGGTCGCAGGGCTTCACTCCCACGACCAGGCAATCGCGGCGCAGCGCTTCGTAGGCGGTGGCGATGGTCTGCCGCTGCACCACCTTCACGTAGGCGACCAGCTTCGCGGCGGCGCGATGTTGCCGAAAGAAATGCGAAGTGCCCTTGTCTTTATGGACACGCTTGGCCAAGCCCAGCAGTCCCTTCTTGCGGTAGGCCGTGTACCAACGCCAGATGGTGGCCGGCGACAGCTGATGCTGCTGCGCCAGGTATTCAGCCATGGCGGTGGGTCGGAGTACTCTGCGGCCATCGGGCAGCAACAGCCCAAGATCGAGATGCAGTTGTTCGCGCGGCGCGGCCGCCTTCTCGAGCTGGAAATTGATTAGCGGCTCCAGGATGGCCAGGCGTTCGCGGGCCTGGGCTTCTTCCTTGGGCGAGAGCGCGACCTTTGGGGCAGGGATTAGGGGCTTGGGGCTAGGGGCTAGTTGTAGCGACTGAGGCTGCGGCTGCGGCGCCGGGGAGCAGGACAACTCGAAGGTCTCGGCCATCGGAGATACATCGCGCTCGCTCACGCCGCCATCCTTAACGCCCTGCGGCTGGCTTGCCAGGCGCGCAGTCTCTCTGCCGCTCGCTTGTAAGGCACCGGCTGGCGCGAAGGCCTGACGAAGTGGCCATCTTCATAGACCATCAGCCGAATGTCGAAGAGCGAGAACATCTTCTTCCCACTCCGGCGCTGGCCAGCACGCAGCCGCTCGGCTTCTCTCAGGCCGCCCGGAGTTAATCCAAAGCGTGATGGGTAGCAGCGGCCGAAGCGCTTCAACAGCCGCTTGGCTTCCACCAGGCTGATACGCAAGCCATGTCGCCGCATGCGGCCTTGAATCAGGATGGCGTCATGCTCGCGCCGGAAGCGGCAGTAGGCGCGCAAGTTGATCATGGCGCGGTCCTTCTCGTTGCGCTTGCGCCAATACTCTTCGCTGACTTCGGGATTGCGGCTGCGCCAGCGGCGCAGGTAGGCAGTTTTCCATTCCCGGCGATGGCCGCGCTCGCGTTTGTTGTTGCAGTCCTTGCAACGTGAACGCAGCAACCAGGAGCCATCGCTGCGGCGGCGAACCAGGATCATCTCGTCGATGACTTTCTCAACTCCGCAGGCCCGGCAGAGATGCTTTTCCGGGAGATCGGCTTTGCGCATGAACTTCACTGCGGCCGTCCTTTCTCCATCGGCTCAAACTCTGCGGCGCGATCGAGCAGCGCGAGCAGCACGCCCTTCACGTAGAACGTGCTGTTGGGCGCCATGCTCACGCCGGGACAGCACTCGATCATCTCCACCGTCAAATCAGCCAGCGCCTGCCGGGTGCGCTCCACCGACTTCGGCTTCCGGCCGAGCGCTGCCAGCCGTTGGTTGAAGGTTGCGAGGTCGACGTCGACTTGGCTCACGATGCCGCCCTTCGCGCCTTAGTGAATTCGCGGCGGTTAGTGTGGGCGCGATAAACACATGTGGTCCGGTGATTTTCAAATTTCGGCCCTGGGTTAACTGCGACGAAATTGCCTGAGGGGTCTTTGAACAAGCGAATGCGCTGACCGCAAGCGGTACACGTAGTGCGGTAAGCGAAGGTGTAACCCGGGGGGGAGTTTCCTACCATGTCCCACTCCCTAAAAACAGGAAGACCATGAGCGAGAGAACAAGCCACGCCACCGCACACGGATGTTCCCGCCAAAGTTGTTTCATAAGGCAGCTCATCGCGCGCCTCCGGACATGGCAACTGGGCCGCTTGCGGCGGAGCTGCTGGCGACTGGCTTCTTCGGCCCGCGCTTGCGTATCAGCAAGACGCGCATGCGCTCCAGCATCTGCTGCATGGTCATGCCGGGCTGGATCCGCAAACTGGCGATGGGCAACTGGCTTTCGTCCAACTTCCTGATGCCGGGGCCGATCACCACCAGATCAATGCCTTGCCACGCGGAGATCGCTGCTCCCACGTCGTTGACGGTCAGCACGCGATAGCCGTTGGTTTGTAGCACCAGGCGCAGCACGGGGATTTGCGCTGCGTGCTCGAGGCAGAGGATGACCCGTTTGGGCTTCATCGCGCACCTACCGCCGCGGTCAAAACAACTTCCACCGCGCAAGCTACGCACACCAACACCAGCGCCCAGCACAATTTGTTGATCAACCGTCCCGAACCGGCGTCTGGCAACTGGCTACTGGCTACTGGCTTCAGCCACTGCCACACGATCTTGCCCGCCTGGTATCCATCGCTGTTGGGGAGCGGAAGAAGATTCGCGACGCCGGTCAGGAGATTGAATGCCACAAACACTTCGCAGTGGTGGCCTGAGAACTGCAGCGCCAGATAAAGGTTGCTGAGCGGGCCGGCCAGGATGACCAGGAAGTTTTGCAGCCGCGTGCCCGGCTGAAAGATGGTGTATAGGCCGCGCCAGCGAATGCCCACGCGCTGCACCTTCACACCCACGCCGTAGGCGGTGACAACGTGACCCGCTTCGTGGAGGAACATCGCGAGCGCCCCCCAAGCGAGAACCCGTGCAAGTGTGCCCAGCACAGACAGTGTCGTCACAGCTTGGCCGCCCTTCTGCCGGTCAAGCGGACTTCGCGGAACCAGTAGCGCCGGGCGCAAAGGATAGCGGCGAGGCCCAGCGCCAGCGGGACGATGGTAGTGCCGGGGTTGGCGGTGATCGTCGAAATGAAATAACTGATCAATGTGTTGGCGTCGTGAAGGAAGGTTAAAAAGTTCATTGCGGGGCTCCCTTCTTATGAAGGCGAATGGGCTTTGCTAGTGCCGCGAGGATCGCAGCCGAACTGCGCTCAAGGCGTAGAAGCTTTTGCTGCTTCTTAGCCCACAGCAACAGTTGCTGATCGCGCTGGCCGATGACCTTGAATCCATCCATCTCGGGGATGAGGAAGAGTAGGCGGTTATCATTCACGACTTTGCAAAAGGCCCGAGTGAACTCAGATGGCCAGCGATGAAACTCCTTGCGTCCCGCGGTGTAGCCGTACAACATCCGGACAGTGAAGCGCGTACCGACCAACTGCGCCATCTCCGATGCGATTTGCGCATGGCCCTTGCCGGACTCTCTTGTTACCCGATGTATAAGTTTTCCGATGGCAAGCCCATCTAGGCACGGGACCGGCTTCCGCTCACCCTTGGTCACAGTCCACTTCCGTCTAACCGCTGCTCGATAGCGCTGATGGCCCGTTCGGCGCGGGAGCGCTGCAAATGGTTGCGGCCCAACTCCAGCAGATGGCTTTCGGTGTCGTTGATGACGCGGAGCCCGGCGGCTTCAGCCAGCACGCGCAGCAGGCGGGCGTCGCCGGTGGCCGAACAAAAGGCCCGCGTCAACTCGGCGGGCCAGCGATGTTCTTCTTGGGATTCGGCGGTGTAGGCATTCAACATGCGCTCGGTGATTTGGCGACCGACTAGCCGCGACATTTCATCGGCAATCTGGGGGCGGCTTTTGCCGCTGTTGCGAATGGCTTCCACTAGAACGCCCCGGATGAGGGCCGAGTCGTTCATCGTCCCAGTCAGTTCCGCATTGGCCCCTTCGATCAGGGCAAGCTGGCATTTTGGGGTGAATCTTTTAGGCGTGGTTTCCATTGATTTTGCGGCACAGCCACCGCATCATCTACCGCGTGTTAAGCAGCGCACTTCCGCTCGACTCTCGTGATTTCCTTCAGCAGGACACCAGCGACCCGCTCGCTCTGGCGTGCGCCAGTTGCGACGAGGTAGGCGTGGGTGCGGCTGACCCCAGCCTGCCGAGCCGCCCGCGAGAAAATCCCCTGGTACAGGAGCGCCTTGCGGAACTTCTTAGTGCGAGCTACGATGTGCACCGGAACAGTGATAGCTTTCATACAAGAGAAGTTGTACAGGCTGGCCTACACCTTGTCAAGAGTTATTTTGGGAAAAATGCAGTCTGCTACCAAAGCGGGACTTGAGGGGCCGAAGCCAGAATGGGCGGCCAAGGTCTTTGAGTTGAGGAAGACGCGATTAAACCTCACTCAGCGGCAGTTCGCCGCACGGCTCGGACTGACCATCACAACCGTTTCAAGCTGGGAGACGGGGACGCAGCGCCCATCTGTTGAGCACTACCTTATTATGGCGAACATCGCCCCAGACGAAGAGCAGCGCCGGTGGTTCTGGGGGCAGGCCGGAATTAATCTTTTGCTCATCCCCAAAGCAGCCGGGTTCACCAATGGGGATGCTCAGTCCGTCGTCCCAGGGCCGGATGACAAGCGGCGTGCTGCCCAGCCGCGCAGCAAAAAGCCGAAGCCCGACTCCCCCGCCGCTTGCTGGTAATTCTTTTCTCCACATTTAATATTGATTTCCCCGCGCAGGCCGCCGCATCATCGTACCCGTGACCTGGAAAAACAAAGCCAAGGGCAGGGCCTACGGGCAGAAGCGCCGCCTCCGATTTCAATCCCTCGGGCTGTGCACGCGCTGCGGCGACGAGAAGCAGCGCTTTGATCGCAAATCCTGCAACGCCTGTCTGGAGCTGTACCGCGCACAAGAAGAGGCCCGCTACCTCAGCCGGATTGGGACCTGCAGTCATTGCCGCACCGCGCCTGTCGAAGGGCGCCGGCTGTGCGATGCCTGCAGGCAGAAGGTCAACAACCAAAACAATAGGTGGATGACCTCGATCAACAAGATCGCCAAGGCCGCCGAAGCCCTGGTGCTGGCCTGTGAATATGTGAAGCGCGACCTTTCCGCCGACGACATGCTGCGCGCCCGGGCGCAATCCGCCAAGGCCATGAAGCAGTTATTCCGCGCCGTGCATGAGATGCAGCAGCGCCGAGGGTCATTCAAAAACCGCGTGCAACCAATGCGGCTGAGGCGCGTCGCATGACCATCCAAGAGGAGAAGGCCGAGATCGCGCGGCTCGACTGCGAGATTGAGCAGGAGCGGCAACGGCACGCGGCCGCGCTGCAAGCCATTCAGCGCGGGGCAACCGTTGAGTTCCGCACAACGAGCTGTGATCCGCTCCCTTGCGGCCATCCTGGGAAGAAAGGACGATAGCATCATGAACCTCACCAAGTCATTTCCTATATTAAGAATCCTGGTGGCAGTAGCCCTGCTGCTAGCTACCGGGACCGCCCATGGGCAGCAAGCGAGGCGCTGGCAATTGTCCGCCGCATGCAAGCCTAAATTAAGAATTGCTTTCGACGCTGTGCGCGATCTCGATCCGTCGGCCAGCAATGCAGCATTCGAGTCCGCAGTCGCCGAAGCCAAGAAGGAACTTCGGCAAGCCCGCGCAGTAGCTGTCACGCGAGATGACCGCGAAGCGGTGGAAGAGATTGAGGTGTATCGATACCAGCGCGACGCTTGTCACAGCTACAGGGACGCTGACGGCTACCGCGACTGCGAACAGCGCGCTGGTGCCACGGACTGGAACATCAGCTATGGATTAGGGCTGGCAAAGAAAGCGCCGCCCAAGAGTGCTCCCACTCACTAACACCTGCCCACTGCCTACTGTTTCCCTGCATCTAGCCCCGCATCCGTAATGTGAGCGCGCGCCCGCGCGCTCGTCCCCCTATGCTCAAATCTGTCGGCGTCATGCGGTCCGTGTGATCCGTTCAGACGCCACTTGGCGCGCCGATCACACAACCCGGCGCGCCAACTAAAAGTTTGCAACTCAGAGAGGGAACCGCATGTTTAAGAATTTCAATTGGGCTCTATTCGTAGCCGAACTGCTGCAGAACGCCGGCCCCGTCATTGTGGCGGTCGAGAAGGACAAGGCCGATGCAAGCCACGAAACCAAAACCGAGCTGGCCACGCAGAGCCTGCTGCAGACGTCGACCGTGGCGCAATCGGTGGACCCGAAAGACACGGAGAAGATTCAGGCAATTACGGCGATAGCTGGCGGCATCATTCAGGCCACCAAGACGCCGTCGCCGATCGCGCCCGCTTCCACTTCGTAATTCGGTGAGGAAAGGAGGTCGCGGAGAATCGCCAGAGCCATGGTTCGGAGTGGCTAGCAAGCTAGCTTGCTAGCAGGCTAGCCACCCGGCCAATGAATTGGCCCGAGCCAGCGGAACAGGTTTGCAGCGAAGGGAACTACGCGCCCACTCGCCGAGTAGTAAGCAGCCTGTTCCCCTGGCCCGGACCATGAAGCCGGAGAAAGCGAAGTGACCTTATGGGATTCAGCGCAAAAAGACAGTGCCAGCTAGCGGGATGCAGGAAGCTGCTGCCGCAGGAATACAAGGGGACAGCCCCACGCTTTTGTTCCTCGGAGCACAAGCAGTTAGACAACCGCAACAACTTGCGGGCGCGCAGGGAGAGGGTGCTGGCAAAAGCCAAGGAGGAGAGCCCGGAGAAATGCCCCGATTGTGGAAGGCCCTGGCGGAAGAAAAAAGGGGCGCCCAAGAAACCGTGATTTTGCGCTGGGCGGCCACTTTGGGGTGGCGGTGGGGGGTAAGGGCCAAGATCCAATGCGAGTAAGCCCTTACCCCCTTGTAACGCGTTACGCGGGCATTTGAATCGGCGTAGCCCGTTGGCCGGCCCGGTTCGTAGAAGGCGATTTAAGGAAAAGGCAAGAATGGCGGATTCCGAGCAAAAAACGCCGACGCTCCCCTTCACCCCTCTGGTGCGCCAGCTTCTGGCTGGGGGCGGCACGGCTGTGGTGTTGGCCTACTGCGCCTATCAGCTACTGATCTCGCAACCACAAAACAGTTTCGCGCTGCTGCGGGAGTGGGGGCCGCGGCCGCTGCTCACTCTGGTTCTGTGTTATTTCGCCTGGGTGTTGGGGAAGATGGTCATCGCCCAGATGAAGGAGATGTCGGACGCGGTAAGGCAGGCGGCGGTGGCAGCCGCAACCGCAGCCGCCGCCCTGGCTGAGATGGCCGCCAAAGATGACCGCCAGGCTGAAGTGATGCGGTTGCTTACCCAAGACGCCGCGCGCACGGCCGGTCGCGCCGTCGAGTTACTACAGGAACAAGCGGTGAAGTTGGACAAGGTCACCGAGAAGCTCTCGCGGATGCCATGCCACGAGGCCATAGAGTGTTCCCCAAGGCTGTAGGAAAGGGGCCGGATGGAAGCAACTACGGAAAGGCTGCGGCGGATTCGCGGCAAAATGTTGCAGTTGGTCGCACTCAATCACGAGCAACAGTCCACCCACTTGGACGACATCCATCTTTGGGACCTGCTCGAGAGAGAGGGCTTCGATGTGTCGCAGAATTACGTAATCACGCGCCTGGAGGAGCTTGAGGACCGCGGCTATTTGCGATTCGAGCCAGAGCGTAACGACAGGACAGGGGAACGCTCCCTGCGCCACATTAAAATCACGGCTTCCGGCCGCGACGTGGTGGAGCGCCTCTCCACTGACCTGGCAATCCTGATTCCGTAACCATGGCGAAACCTCGGCCAAAAACGGGAGAGCGACGGCAGGTGCGGCAGCCTCTGCTGATCGACCTAATGCCGCCCGATGTGCACGAGGCCATCAAGGAGCTGCGCAACGATTACAACCTGGTCTGGGCCGAGATTGAGCGGCTGTCGGCGCTGCCCTATGGCAAAGGATGGGGCAGCGAGTTAGGTAAGTACGGGTTTGTCGATTGGGATGGGCTGCCGGCGCGGGTACTGGAGAAGTTTCCCAAGCGCATCTTGTCGAAGCGCAATCTGCTTCGCTGGTTTGATATTCGCGAATCGCAGAACATTGAGGAGCTCGACCACGATCGGCGGACGGCGCTCAAATTTACCCGCGCCTACCTGAAGCGTGGGGGCATTGAGGGACTGGACAACGCGGCCATCAATGCGGCCAGCGATCAGGTCTTTCTGATGCTGCGCAAGGTCAAAGGGCAGCAGAGAGAGAACCCCGCGAAGTACATGTTGGCCCTGGCGGACATAACTCAGGAGGCGCGGAAGAACGACATTCGCCAGCGCGTCGCTGAGACGGGTGAAGGGCGCCTCAAGTTGTCAGAAGACAAATGGAACGCGGCGAAGAAGAAGACCGAGGCCCTGGCAGGGGAGATCGAGTCGGCCGTTGCCGAGGGCCGTCAGCCCGATCTGAAGGATCTGGCTGCAAAGGTTCGTGAGGTTTATGGAGCATAAGCCGATTTTGTTCAAGTACCAGCAGCGCTGGGTGAAGGACCCCAACCGCCTGAAGATCGCGGTGAAGTCTACCCAGATCGGCTACTCGTTTGGCGAGTCGTACGCCGACGTGGTGCGCTGCATCGAGCGCCCGAATTACCTGCGCGCCATCCTCTCCAAATCAGAAAAGCAGGCCCTGGAGTTCGCGCGCAAATGTGCGGATCATTGCAAGGCTATCGGCGCGGTCGCGCAGCTGACTGAGAACCAGTCGTTCGAGGGGACGTCGATGCTGGAGCACCGCATCGAGTTTCCCAACCGCTCGCGCATCATCGTACTCACCTCCAACGCGGACACGGCGCGCGGCTATAGCTGTGACATCACCCTCGACGAGTTTGCCTTCCATCGCGACCAGAAGAAGGTGTACGCCGCAGCCTATGGCCGCACCACGCGGGGCTACGACCTAGCCATCATTTCCACGCCCTTCGGCGAGGCTGGGGAGTTCTACGCGATCGCCAAGAAGTTGGGGCTGGCTGAGGGCGTTGCGCCCGCCAAGCAGCCGGTGCGAGTCGGTGAATGGTCGGGGCACTGGTGCGACATTTACCAGGCAGTGCGTGAGGGACTCACGAACGTCGACGGGTCGCCACTCGACCCAGAGAAGGTACTGGCCGGCATCGACGATCCCGACTCGCGCGACCAGGAATATCTCTGCAAGTTCTTGAGCGACGCCATGAGTTGGGTCGCGTGGGAAGAGATCGTGCGCGCCACCACCGTGGATTCCGCCGTCATCAACATCGAACGCGACGGAGATCTAAATGTGGCGATCGAGGAGATCCGCGCTGCCATGGCCCGCTATCCGCTGCCCCCGGGCGCAGTTCCGTTCCTGGGCGGCGATATTGCCCGCAAGCGCGACCTCACCATCTACTGGCCGATCTACGCCTTTATGTCGCTGGGGGTGAACGTCACGCCGTTCGTTGTCCGCATACGCGCCCGCAAATTCAAGGAACAGCGCAAGATCGCGGAATTGCTGATGGACGAGTTGGAACCGCGGAGGTTGTGCCAGGACGCGACTGGGCTCGGCATGCAGCTGGCGGAAGAGTTGGGCGAGAGATACGGCGCAGCGCGGGTCGAGCCGGTGAACTTCACGTTTGAAACGAAGGAAGATTTGGCGGTGCGCACCCGTCGTCGTTTCGAGGATAGCGCCATCAAGATCCCCGACGACAAGAACATCAAGGCCGGCATTCACGCAGTGAAGAAGTTCCCGACGGCGGCTGGGCACTTCCGCTTCGATGCGGCGCGCACCGATGCCGGCCACGCCGATGAATTCTGGGCCTTGGCGCTGGCTTTTATGGCGGCGGAGGGCGCACCCGCAGTGGCCATGGCATCGTCGGACGGCGAGTGGATGCCGCGCCAGCGCGCTAACCCTTCACGCGAGGTGTCGGCCGATAGAGAGCAGCTCGACGTGCGCATCCGCGATCGCGAAAGGAGGGCCTGGTGAAGATTGAAGCTCTTGACTTAAGTGATGCTCGCGCCGAAATGGCGCGCCAGGCTCGCCTGCGCGAGGAGCAGATCGAAACCCCAGTACTTAAGACGAAGCAGGCCATCGGGCCCATGCTGTTCCAGGTGGGCGACGGCGAAGACGCCGGCTTCCAGCGCATCACGTCGCCGCAAATGCGGCGCGACCTGAACCCGCTGATGCAGATGCGCATGCAGTCGCTGGCCTATTACCTCTCGGCGACCAACCCATTTGCCAAGCGGATCAAGGAAGTGATCACCAGCTACGTGGTTGGCCGCGGTTTTAACCCGACGGCGAAAGATGCCGGAGTGCAGCAGGTGATCGACAAGTTCTGGAAGGACCCGGTTAACCGCATGCGGCGCACCGTGCGGGAGTACTGCAACGAGTTGACCGTCTACGGCGAGCTGTGCATTCCGGTGTCGGTGAACGAGGTCGACGGCTCTGTGCGTTTGGGCTATGTCGACCCGATGGATATCGAGAGCATCGAGTTTGGCGTGCTGCAGACGACTGGAGAGGAAAGGCCCGAAGGTCAGTTTGGCGCCCCTAATTCCAGAGACGCAGGGTTGTCGTTTCCGGTCGCCGTCATCATGCGCAAGCGCTACGACCAGCAGTCGACGACGCGGATGGAAGTGATTCGCCGCGACGAGGATCCCAACTCTCCGACCTTCGGACTACTGAAAGGCGACTGCTTCTACTGGGCCATCAACAAGGCCAAGGGCGCATCGCGCGGGCTGAGTGAGTTCTTCTGCCTATGCGATTGGCTCGACGTCTTCGATCAGATGATCTTCGACTTCGCTGATCGCGCCCGCACGTTGAACAGCTACGTGTGGGACTTTACGCTGGAGGGCGCCGACCAGCCGACCATCGACAAGTTCCGTGATGATGTGACTAAGAAACCGCCGCGGCAAGGCGGAGTGTTGGTGCACAACTCACAGGTGAAGGTGTCGGCCGTTACTCCCGACCTAAAGGGCGCCGACATGCGTGAGACCGCGCGCGTGGTGAAGGGCTACGGGCTTGGCGGAGCCGGGCTGCCGCCTACCTTCTTCGGAGACTCCGAGAATTCAAACAAGTCCACCGCCGAGGAAATGACTGGGCCTACCGGTAAGAAGTTCGAAGACCGCCAAGAGGACCTCTCGGGCAACGTGATCGAGATCCTGGAGTTCGTGGTGGACCAGGCCATCATCCACGGAGTGCTGGCCGATAGCGTCGACCGAACCGTCGACGTGCAGTGCCCTGAAGTGCAGATGCGCGACCTGGCAAAGGCTGGGGTCACCATGGGCGCGGTAACCAACTCGCTGACCATCGCCGAAGAAAACGGCTGGATCAAGTCGGAGACCGCAGCACAGAGCTTCCACAGCATCCTGGAGACGATTGGAGTTGAAGTCCAGGACAGCAAGACGGAGTTCGCCGAAGCGCAGGACGAGAAGAACGAACGCGAGGCGCAGAACATTAACAAGTTGAACCCGCAGAAGAACCTGGCCGATGCGTTGCTGGCTCTGAACGATCCCGAAGCGGCGGCGAAGGCGGCGGCTGCGAATGGAAAGGCGGCGGTGAATTGAGCGCGCAATCTGATTTCTCGGCGAAGGTGAATGCGCTGATCGCGCAGTCGCGCCTGTTGCCTGAGGAGGCGCGCAACAAAGTCCTCGAGCTGTTGAACGAGGCGCGGATCCGCGTCGTCGCCGATCTATCAGGGATGAATCCAGAGAGCTTCTCGGCGGCACAACTGCGATCGCTAAAAGCCTCCATCGATGTTGCCTTCGATGATTTCCGTCGCCAGGCCACCGGCTACGTGCAGGCGGCGCAAGCCAAGTCGGCAAATCTTGGGCTCGATATGGTCAACCAGCCGATCGAGGCCGTGGTGGGGCCACTGTCGCTGGGCCAGGTATCAACCAGTACGCTGGCCATCGCGCAGGGCTACACCGCCGACCTGATCACCGGGCTGAGCCACGACGCCGCGATGAAGGTGAACGCCGTCATCCAGCGCGCCTTCCTGGGCGGCCAGTCGATGACCGACATCTTTACGCAGATCGGAAAGGCGCTGGGCGACGGCGATTTCACCGGAGTGTTTGGCCCCATCGGCGACCGCGCCGTGGTGATCATGCAGAACGAGATCCTGCGAGTGCAGTCGCTGGCCACGCAGGCGCGCATGCAAGATTTGCTGGGCCGGCACCCCGATTTGCAAAAGCAGTGGTGGCACATTCCTGCATCCATCCACCCGCGGCCGCTGCACTTGATGGCGCATGGGCAGGTGGTGAATGTGGACCAGCCGTTCGATGTGGGCGGCGAAGAACTGATGTTCCCGCGCGATCCCAGTGGGTCGGCGGAGAACACTATCAACTGCCACTGTCTTTCGCGCCCGTACTTCTCGCCCGCGGCGTTGAAAGCCAGCCCCGAACAGCGTGGACTGCTCGACTCGCTGGGGATCAAGGTCACGGTGAAACGGGCGGCTTGAAAATGTTGTTCCACGTAGAACGTGGGGAAAGGTCATGAAGAGGATGGCTACCAAACAAGAAATTCCGAATGCTCCCAAACTTTTACCTCCGGACGAACGGAAGCGCTGGCTCAAGATTTACGCCACCGCTTTCAAGGAAGCGCAGAACGACTTCCCTGAGGACACCACATTGCAGAAGCAGACGGCGCTGCGCGAGGCCAACCGGATGCTGCGGGTGCATGCGCCCGAGGACTATGAGGAGGCGATGAAGATCCCCGGGCACCTGGTGAAGCAGCGCTTCGTGGATTCGAAGGGCGTGCTACGGGTGACCACGATCGACGGAAAGAAGTACCACTTCGAGGTGCCCCCAAAGGTCCGCACGGCATTAGCGGAGGAGCGCCAGGGCGAGAAGAAGAGGCGTTGGCTGCTGGGTAAGCGACAGCGGGCCTCCCGTGGGCTCGATCATGTCCGCACGGAATTGGCGGAGGCGCCCAGGGCCAAGAAGAAGTAGAGAAAGCCCGGAGGCGGCCGGAAACGATGCGAGCCCCGCGAGATCGCCAACAACTCGCGGGGCGAAAGAAGGATACAGCGATGAGCAATTTGAAGGCGGTAAAAATCTTACTGGCCCACATTGGAGATCCCGCCTGGGGGCGCTACCTACTGCCCGACGGCTTTCGCACCATGTTGGCGGCGACCAAAACCGATGGCGGCAAGGAATTGTCGGCCAGCGACTATGCCTATGTTGGCGACCCTGAGAAGCCTAGCACCTGGAAGCTGCGCATTGACGATGAGGCGCATGTCGAGGATGCGCTGGCCCGATTCAACCAAACCGACTTGCCCTCGGGCGCCAAAACCAAGGTGATTCGCAAGCTGATGGCGATGTGCAGGAAGTATGGCATCGACGCCACTGGCTTCAAGAAGGAATACGCGCCCAAGAAAACCTCCCAGGCAATGGGTTTCACGAGTCAGCAGTCGCTGGAGGATATTCGCGACGAGATTAACGATGCGCTGGCGGAGAAATTTGGGAAGGCGAGTACCTACCCGGGGCCGAAGTACTGGTTGGTTGAGACCTTCCCGACGTACGTGATCGTCAATGGCAATGATGACCCGGACGACATGTATCAGATCCCGTACAGTGTCGGGGAAGATGGCCTCAGCTTCGGCGATCCGCAGGCAGTCGATGTTGCCTACATCCCAGTCGAATCGACCGGCGGCTTCTCGGCCATGGCGGCCGACGGTGGAGACGATTGGGTGTACCCCGTGGTGATGATGAAGGCCGGGTTCGCTAACGGCTCGGTGGAACATGCCGGCAAGAAGCTGCGGCAGTACTTCGACGAGAACATCATCCAGCAAGTGGCGCTGGCCGCCAATGGCGGCAAGTTCGGACGGCGGCATCCGCGGGCTGGAGAGAACGAAAATGCCATGCCGGAGCGCATTGCCGGCTGGCTCGACAACGGGCGCGTCATCGATTCGGGCGATGGCGCGATGGCCGTCGCCGACGTCCACTTACTGAAGAGCGAGACGCACCTTCAATCCACGCTATTGGCCGCTCGTCAGGCGAACAAGCTTGACCTGTTTGGCGTTTCGGTGTTGGCCTACTTCGGCTACACCCCCGCCGTCATTGCGGGCGAACCGGTACTGAAGGCCACCAAGCTGGCGAAGTTCAGCTCGCTCGACTGGTGCGCTGAGCCTGCTGCCGGTGGCCGCTTTCTCGAATCTATCCGCACCGCTGCTGCGCGTGAGCTTCCTGCCGAGGTTTCCGAGATGCAGCGGGAAGCAGTTAAACCGCCCGTCAATGATGGGCATAACCACGGCGGCGCCGGCGACGGAGCTGACCAGAACGCAGGAGGCAATATGAAATTCAAGGAGAAAATCCTTACGCTTCTCGCGGCGCTGCGGAAGAAGGATGCCGGCCGCGCCACGACTCTCGAAACTGAATTCACCGCGCTGGCTGAAGACAAACACGGCGAGTTCCTAACCAAACTGGCGGAAGAAGTGATCATGGCCCTGCCCGCGCCGGCGGCCGTCGTCACCGACGAAAACAACCCGGTGGTCCAGGCCCGCACCGCGTTGGCGGAAGCGAAGAAGATCCAAGCGCAGACGCTGATTCAGACCAAGCTGGCCGAATCGAAACTGATCGGCCCGGCGCTGGAGTACCTGAAGACGTCGTTCGCGACTCGCCTCAGTGACGGTCTGACCGTGACCGAGGATTGGCTGAAGACGGAGATCGAACGCGCCCGCAGCACGTTCGCTGCCTTCTCGAATGTTGGCCGGGTGCGCGGCGGCGGCGTCGTTGTCAGCCTGGACTCGGTCGACAAAGTCCAACTGGCCGTCGATGGTCTGTTCGGCCTGACCAACGATAAAGGAGTGGTGCCGTTCCGTGGAATTCGCGCCGCGTACATCCACTGTACCGGCGATGACGCGCTGCGCTTTGACCAGGGCAGCTTCTTCCGCTCGGCGCAGGCCGACAGCGGCATCACGATGGGCGACTTCCCCAACCTGCTGCTGAACTCGATGACCAAGCGGCTGCTGGCTGACTATGCCGAAGTTGGCATGGGCGGCCTCGAAAACCTGATCACCACCGGCAGCCCGATCCCCGATTACAAGACGCAGGACCGGGTGCGCGAAGGCTACCTGGGCGACTTGGATACGGTGGCTGAGAGTGCGCCGTACACGGAGATCGACAAACCCACCGACGAGCGGGTGAGCTATGCGGTCGCCAAGCGCGGCAACCTGCTCACCATCTCGGAGGAAACCATCCGCACCGACGATCTGGGCGCGGTGGCGCGCTTCCCTGGGCGTATTGCGCGCGCCGCGCGGCGCACGCTGAAACAATACGTGACCAACTTCTTCGCCAACAACCCGAACTACGGCGTGGATACGGTGTCCTGGTTCAACGAGGCGCACAACAACCTGGGCTCGGTTGCCCTGGGGATCGACGAATTGATCGCGCGCGAGATCGCGTTGATGCGCCAAACCGAGAAGGACAGCGGAAAGCCGTTGGGCTTCCCCCTGACCTGGCTGATGGTGCCCCCGGAACTGAAGGCGGTGGCCTTTCAGATCAACAAGGCGGAGTTCTACAACCCGAGCCCCGACGAATACCTCCGCGTGCCCAACCCGTTCTACCAGACGTTTGGCGCGAACAACGAGCGCATCGTCATCAACGAACTGTTGCTCGATGAGAACGACTGGTACTGGGGAACCAACCGCGACAACGCGCCGTTCCTCGAGATCGGGTACCTGGACGGCTACCAGCAGCCGCAAATCCTGCTGGCCAGCTTGCCCACGCAGGGCACGCTCTTCACCAACGACAACATCCAATACAAGGTGAAGTTCGTGTTCGGCGGAACCATGATCGACTACCGCAGCGTCGGCAAGAACGTCGTCAGCGGCGGCACGCCGAGCAGCAGCAGCAGCGGTGGATCTTCCAGCAGCAGCGGTGGATCTTCCAGCAGCTCGAGCCACTAGCGCTCGGGCTTGTACCTGGCTGCGGAGTTCGCCATCGCTCCGCAGCCAGGCATCTTTCAATCTTTAAGGAGTGCAAGTGGCCGCCGATCCGAAAACCCGATTTGCAGGACGCATTGGCACACTGATCCTCGATGCTGCCGGCAAGATCGATCCCTCAGGGATGGACGCCGCCATCGACGAGGCCATCAACATCCGTTTCTCCAGCGACCGTCCGCGGCTGCTGGTGTCTGACATCCAGGGCAATGCCAGCAACGATCTGCCGCTTCCCACCGGGCCCAATGGCGAGACCTGGGAAGACGGCTTCTCCAATGTCGAATCGATTGAATTCCCGATCGGCAATGTACCCGAATCGATGGTCGACAACAGCGACTACAAGATGTATCGCGCCCCCGCGACCCACGACAATCCGCTGGGCATCTACCTGCGCATGCTGGGTACCGTGCCCCAGGCGAGCGACGAGCTGCGCGTGAGCTGGACCATCCGCCACACGCCTGCCACTGTGCCCGCCGGCGACTTTGAAGCGGTGTGCTGCTACGCAGCCGCGCTGTGTTTTGGTTCAATGGCGGCCAGCTACATCCAGAGCGTGGATGCGGCCATTCCCGGCGACACCGTGAACTACCGCACCAAAGCGCAGGAATGCCTGACGGTGGCCAAAGATTTTCGCACGCGCTACTTCAACCACATCGGAGCGGCCGATGCTGGCGCTGCTGGCGGATCGCCGGCGCAGCCTCCGGCGCTGTCGATTGGTAAGTTCCGCGAAGAACTGCAGCCGGGCATGGACCGGCTGCTGCACGGCAAGTACTCGAGGTGAAGTGAAATGGGGGGAAGTGTTCAGCGCTTTGGAGCCATCCGCAAGATTCGTTCCCGCGAGTGGTTTCTCGCAAACCGTGAACGCGTGATCGAAAGCGCGAAGAGACTCTGCCGACGGTCCGCTACTGAGTTAGACGGCGGGGAACTGTTGGACGAGCACATTGCAATTGAAGAACTATCGGCGGATGACCCGATTCGGATGCAAAAAGAGTTTATGTATGACGAGGTGCTCCTGAAAATCACAGCGAGGGGAGTTCGTCCACCGGGGATAGCTGCATAGCCATGGAAACCATCATCAGCGTCACCCACAATCCGGACATGATGCCCGGCGTACAGCAGGCGATCGAGCGCGGCGTGTTGCTGGGGGTGGAGAAGCTGGCGGTGGTTGGGCTAACCAAAGTGCAGGCCAAGACTCCGGTCGCCTACGGCATCCTGGTCGGAGCCGAAGAGACTACGACGAGCAATTTTGGGGCATCGCTGCCGGGCATGGGCGGCATCGGCATCAAGGCGACGATCTTTGCTGGGCCTCCGGCTGATGTTTACGCGGCGCCGGTGGAGACGGGGGCCGTGCCTCACTTCCCGCCGCCGCAAGCGCTGTTGCTGTGGGTAATGAAACGCTTCCAACCGGAGAACGATAAAGAGGCAATCTCGATCGCGTGGGCAGTGGCTAAGACGATTGCCAAGCGCGGCACCAGCGGCGCGCACATGTTTGAGCAAGGCTACGAGGAAGTACTGGCGCAAGCCGGTGCCATCGTCGAGTCCGAGATTGCTCGCGAGCTCGAAGCCGTTAATCGAGGTGCGCTGTGAGCCGGGTGGCAGACATCAAGGCACGCTGTGTTGAGTTACTGCAGCCCATTGTCGCCCCCGGCAAGGTCTACGCCTATTCGCCCTACGGCAACACCGAGGCCGCGCTGAAAGCGGTGATGCTGGACTCCACCGGCAAGATCCACCTGTGGGCGGTGATTCGCGAATCCACCCCGTCGGAGGACAGGAGCATCCCAGCGGTTGAGGACCACCACAAGCTGGTGTTTCGCGCCTGGGCTGGGCTGGTGGGCGACGGCAGCGAATCGGAAGCGGCGTTCACAGAAGAGATCGAAGCGGTGCGCGACGCGTTTCGCAGTAATCGCAGCCTGAAGAAGCTGGATGGCACCGATCCAAAAGTTTTCTTTTGCAAGCCCATGCAGGTGCGGACGCAGATGACGGGCACGCTGGTGGGATACCTGGTGCATTACGCCGAGGTGACTATGGAGGCGGAGGACTACCCCATCGACTTCGACAACACCCCATGACGGTGGTAGCCAGGGGCGAACCTCGGCCCGAGCCGACACCGCAGATGCGTGAGTGCGTGCAGCGCTTTGCCGCCTTGCGCAAACTGCCGCACGTTTGCCCCAACCTTTGCTGTTGCCGCTGCTCGCTGGAGCGGCTGGGACCACACCTGTTGGCGCTGTGGATGAGCGAACAATGAGGGAATTCCCAGCAGCTAGCCCCGCATCCGTAAAGTGCGCCGACAATCGGCTGTTGGCGGATGGAAACTGACTTTTATGGCAGGCGAAGACTTCGTTCACGTTGAGCTGACCGCCGCTGGAGCCAAGATGGCCGGGGCAGGCAAACAGCTGCGCGTCACCGTCGGCCGCAGCAGCTTCCTGTTCAAGGTTGGCGAGTCGCAGCGCGTGACCCGCGCCTACGAGTGGACCGCGCTGCTGAAGCAGAAGCACTATCAGGGCCAGCCCGTATTCCAAATTTCCACGGCACAAACGATGCAGTCGCCGGCAACGACGGGGCCTCACGTTCTTACGGGCCCCGGCGTCCGGGCCTTTGGTTCGCAGCACCACCCCGCGATCGCGGTGCACAAGGAGACCTAAATGTCGCTCGACTTCAATCCGCAGAAAAAATCGGCACGCAACCTCGTGATCTCGCCCAACATTCAGCTGGCTGCCGGCAACATCTTTGCCGACGCCGCGCTCACTCGTCGCCAACGGTTCGATGGCGCGGCCGTGATGGAGCAGACCCCCACTCGCGCGGGCGACAAAGACATGAGCGGCAAGGGCACCGAGTTTGCCACCGACTCGCAGCTGACCAATTGGGATTCGAAGTTCAGCTGCAAGGCCGACCTGGACGATTTCATCGCGGGTTGGGCTTTGGCGCTGGTGATGGGAGCCGAGGACGTGAGCGGCGCGGATGCACCTTACCTGCACTCCATCACCTTCGACGAAAGCTCTGCGGGCACGCATGCGCCCATGACCAACGTCTACCTGGAAGACACGGAAGACGTGAAGAGCAAGTACTGCGACATGTCGGCGACCGACGTCACACTTAGCTTGTCGGCGAAAGGCCGTGCGGGGATTGAGATCGCGATGGCAGGCACCGGTCGTTGGCGAGACGAGGCCATGGCGGCCTTGCCCGCGCTGGCAGAGTACGCCTACCTGATGAACTCCGACACCGTGTTTGAGTTGGGCCCGTTCGGGGGTGCGCTGGCCAGTATGGTTGGGCGCTTCATGTCGGCGACGCTCAAGATCTCCAGTGGAACGGTGAGCCACGTTGCACCCGGCGGCCAGCAGTTCGGCATCTTCATGCGGACCGGGCTGAGGAAGTTCTCTTTGCAGGCCACCATCGCCGCCAAAGAGACTGACGACGTCCGCACCTTGCTGGTGAACGACACCATGTGCCAGCTGGCTATGACCACCACGTCCGGGGTATTGCCTTCGATCCTCGGCATCTCGATCCCCAAGTTCAAGATGAAGACGCACAAAATTGGGGTGGACGGGAGCATGGTGATCTGGCAGGTCGAAATCGACGAGACCACCGCGCTGAAGGTTGTGGGCGACGCGCCCGTCGACGCCTTGAGCGTGACGGTGCAGAACTCGGTGCCGGCATACCTGGTCGGGGTCGCTGGAGAGAGTTCGAGCAGCAGCGGCGCCAGCAGCAGCAGTTCGGGCGGCTCCAGTAGTTCATCGAGCGCTTAAAAACATACCAACGAGCGGGGCTGGCCCGGCGCGAGTCGGACCGGCCCCAGCCAATAACAAAGAGCCGAAGCGAATGGCAAACAGCGAACTATGGGTCGGTGGCTTCCCCTCGCGCTACGGGGGAGCCGATACCGAACTCGATCACAACATCGACCTGTGGCGCCGCTTCGGCGTCGATGTGAACCTGGTGCCGATGTGGGGCGCCTCCGATGACATGAAGGCAAGCGTGATCGATCGAGGCTGCCGGATCCACGACTACCGCGACGATGTTTTCGCGGACAAGATAGTGGTCAGCTTTTGCAACGGCGTGTTTCTGGAGAAGCTGCCCGCGATCATGCA